GGGGGGGGCATAGACTAAGTTCCCTGCACCCTTTGGGGGTGCAGGGGAAGAAAGGATTCTTCGCGCAGACGCGCGACAGGGGCTTGCAAAGATGTTCCCCAACAAGTTGGGGCCACTTTGTCAGCGCCCCCCGACTGCTCAATAGGATTTCAAGCCTTTCTGAAACCAGTTTAGATTCAGATATAGGCATATTAGAATGGGCAGTCTGGCGCGGGGTGGATGGTCGCAGCTACCGGCTTGTGCGGGTTGCCGTTGAATCGCAACCGCACAACCCATTCCCCATCCAGAACAAGGGCGCAGCCATCAAGCACGAAACGCACCCGCAGCTTGCGGGCACAGATCGTGCAGGCCATTTCGAGAGCAACCAAAAACTCAGGAGTCGATCCGAGTTCGTTGGCGAAAACGGCCCGCAGCGCAAACAGTCGATTCGTGGGATCAGTGACGTAAGACGCAGGCCAACCATGTTGGATCAGCTTCTTAAGGACCAGTTCACACAGAAGCACAAGCGGCCCGCGGTCTTTCACCACGGGCCACTTGCGGGGGACTATGCCCCTTCCGTCAGGTTGCGGAAACTTCGCCCGCATCCGACGACACAGGAGGCGCAATCTGCGGGACAGCTTGCTTTGCCCGCTTCATTGCTTCGAGACCCTTTTCGACGCGCTTTGCGGCAAACTGCGTTGCTTGCATCATGCGTTGCAGTTCACGCGCTTGCCGTTGGCCCGCCGAAATCCGCCAAGACGGATTAGCGGCAGACTGGAAGGCCTGTTCCCCAAAGGTCATGCGGCTGGAGTCCATGGTAGGCCGCTGGATCAACAGCTTGCCATAGTCCACGCGGATGCCATGAGCACCGCGCGCTTTCTCGAATTGCGCCGTGGAGTACTGCCCCGGCGGCAGTTCGAGATGCTGGACCACTTCCCCGTCACGGTGGAAGTGGATTGTTGCCCCTTTGGGGCCGACAATGAAACGTCCGCGCATAGTTACGCCCCCTCAAAAAGATTGTCAGAGTCGATGACCGCGACGGTTTCCACCGGCGACGGGCCAACGTAAATCGGCGACATGATGTTGACAGTCGACTGCACCATGTACCGCGCAATTTCCGCATCCTGATCAACGAACGGATAGTGTTCGATGTCAGGAGGGTAGATGATGTTTTCCGGCGTGACCGACGCCGGAATTTCCAGCTGCCACATGGCATTCTTCACGTCGACGGTCGCCGGATCAACGTGGCGATTGTAGCCATAGTTGATGTAAGCGCGCCGCAGTTCGTTATAGCCCGTGTAGAAGCACACGGTCATTTCGTCAGCTTGCGCGACACCCGCCTGCACTTGCCGCGCCGTGACCGGCATGGGATCGTTTTGCAGTTCTTCCGCCATGAGATTGTATTGAACCCATGGCCGCGTCAGAACAGGGTGCGGCTGTTCCGCCAGAGTTTCATCCGGCTTCACAGTCAGGAACGTGATGACCACGCCGCCCAGTTCAGTACGGGGAACAGGGACCGTCATCGAAACACGCTGCATCAAGCGCGACTGCGTGACTTCCGCCTCGATTCCGGCCCCATCCATGGCCTTCAAAAGGTCTTGCCCAAAGACGACCTCAGAGGCGTGAAGAAGGAAGCAGTTTTTCCCTGCATCCACTTCAAGCCCATAGGCCCACCGCAACACCTGATCTTCCCCGTCAATCGGATTGGAATCGATGACATTGCGCATTTGGCGCGTGAGTCGATCCATGGTTTCAGCGTTGTAAAGATCGGTCAGGGTGAACCCGGCCCCGGAGTCGGCGTAATTCACGCCGCCTTCCGCTTCGGTCGGAACAAGGGCCAGACTCAAAGAGTCAGACGGAGCCAGCCCAGGCCCGCCATCCGCTGTCGCGGAGGCGACCAGTTCAGACGGGACCAGCTGCACGCCCTTCAAGGCTGGATCGGGGATATCAACCGGGACATAGCCGTTGATATGATCGTCAGGGTTCAAGACCGCGTTGAAGCGATCAAGGACCGTTGACGACAACAGAGCCGGCGTCACCGCCTTGTTTGCCGCAAGCACCTGCGCGGCATAGGTATACTTCCGCTTACGCAGGAAGTTCACCGCGCAGTTGTGTGCTAGGCGCACGGCAGAACAAACCTGTTTCGCGCCGCCAACGGAAATAGGCATGACGCCCAGCCGCTTGGATACTTCGTCTTCTGCTTCAAGAGGAAACAGAACCTCACCATCCAGGAGGCGTTGCCGAATCACTTCCGTGATCCCGGCGTTCGGATCAGTCGGTGCCAGCAGCGCGCACATGGCTTGCACTGGCACATAGACGACGAACATTTCCGCTGTCACTGGCGTGATCAGCCGACCCACTACGGGATCGAGTTCAAGCATGGCGGTCTGTGACAACATCCCGCCTTCCCCGGAGGTGAAGGCTGTTGCCAAGACGGGGTTTAGCTTCCCGCCACGAAACCGGCCCGCAAGGGTCCGGCTTTCCCTAAGTTTGGTCGCTCTCATTTCGTTTTCCCTTTGTTGAGAGGAGGTTTCTTCTGCCAAGGCCCGAGGATTCGGCCCTTGGCTTTCGTGTAGGCCGAAAGAGCGGCCCTTTTCGCGGCATCACGCCGCTTCTGACAGGCAGTGCAAGTGCCCATCAGAAACCCAAGTCCTCCATGCCCGTGGTTCGCCGACCAGCTCCCGGTTTATACCGGGACTGGACCGGCTTCTTAGGCCGCGTCATCCAATAGGATGGGTCGTACCGACGCGGCAGCATGGAATCCAGAATCACGGGGGGGGTATAAGTTTTCGCGGGATCAGTGATCCCCGCCCGATCCGTCTTACGCCGGATCGTGCGCCCCGCTTCGGTAAAGTGGTCATAGAAAAGCCCGAAGCCAAAGGCCGGGAACTTTTCGAAGCCCATTATTTCGTCACCGTCGTGAAGCACCGGGAAGGTTTCACCCCCCGGAAGTTCCACGTCGGCGATCACCGGCAACGATTTCACCGTCATGACTTCCGGTTTCCTATACGGATAGGCGTCATTCCCAGTTCCCCGCGGAGCGAAGCCCTGATCCTGATCGCCGATCATTGCCACATCCGCGACGGAGGGAACCTGCGGTATCGCGGAAAACGTCGCGTTTTCTGACGGATCGTTTTGTGGCACAGGCCGAACGGATGGGCGAACGCCCACGTCAGGCCGCAAGATTTGCCGGTCCAACGCCTTGCGCAATTCGGTGTTTTGCTGTTCCAGCGCCGAATTGTAGGCGTTTAGTTGCGCCTGTTTGCCCAAACCGTCCGACAGGGCAAGCCCTGCCGACGCCACGGCGTCCCCCATCATGTCAATTTGGGGAGAGCCTTGCGACAAACCCGGCGACAACCCGACGCCGGGACCGACGAAGGACATGGGATTAAACCCGCCTTCTTCTGCCCGCCGTCGAATTTCGATGGGGGAGTTATACTCATTCTGCGCGTCCAACTGCTTCTGATTGAAGTTGTTCTGCGCTTGAATGTTTTTCTTGTTGTTCCGGTTGCCAAGAAGGCCCCCGAGCAGGGACGAGCCCCCGCTAATAAGTGCTGCACCAAGCAGGGGAGCAACCATCAGTTGACCCCCCCTGCCGATGCTTCATAGGCGCTGCTGCAATGTTGCAGGCAGGCCGGGTTATCGGCCACCAGGTAGCCGCACCCCGAGAGCATTGCGAAGAAGAAGACGAACGCGGTCCACCATAGGCTGAACACGATCGCCCCCCAGATTATTTCTAGCATTTCAAATCCCTTCTGCTTTTCCATGGAACAAACGCCCGACCGCTTGTCCCGTTTCCATCCTTCGGATCGGGCCGTGGGTTACAGTCATCTTTTGGAGCAGCGCGCGTTTCACGAAGGGTTTCACCCTGCTGACTGCTTAAAGACGTCTGAAAAGTCCCCCGGCCTAAGAACGGGGTCTGCGTAGAGACCGCAGAGCGGGTTTGGGCCAGAGAGTTTGTTATCCCGTTGACGGACCCCGAAGGCTTCACAGCTTTCACCTTCGCGATGGAAGCGGGAGTAATGCGTTCCGGGGACTTCCTGAATACCGAAGGCTTCGAGATCAGTCCGACCCCGGAGACAGAGGGAACAGGCCTCACTCGAACCGCAACGCCGCCGCTTTTCGCGGAGTTCGTAGATTGCGGTCCGCTTGCCGCCCCAGTAGGCGGCTTCGCGGCCTTCGATGAAGACTTGTTCCTCTTGCTCACTTTGCACCCCCAATGTTTCCAGATCGTCGACGCTATCGCGCGCCTCATACAGCAGGGTAGACCACCCCGCCGCGTCCCGGCCCGTGCGTTCCCGCACTTGCCTGTTGATGGCTGCAAAGCCTGCTAGCAGTTGGTCGCACAGTGCCCCGGTAGGCCACCACGGGCGGTCAACGCCCGGCACAACCAGCTTGCGCGACGGGGGGACAACCCCCCGCGCGTCACATTCTGCTAGGTAGGAGTCCACGAAGCGCGCCCCTATGGGCGGCTTCTTCGACATGGCCAGATATCCCGTGCCAAAGACTTCCGCTTTGTCCTCACGCGCTGTTTCGCGTGAGTTCCGCACGTTGAACTGATCTTTCAGCGCATACGCCATAGCGTAGCGCATCCCGTAGTAATCGGGCTCCTGGACCGTCACGAAACCGTGAGGCCAGAGAGACCAGTTCCGCCGCCATGGGTTGCCCAAGACCGGCGATATCAGATCATCGCGGCTTGTGATGCGGCCCTTTGGCCCGCGCCACTCGCCGAGCGTAAGGAAATCCACCTGTCCAAAAAGGACAACGTGCCAGTGGCAACGCTTGAAGCGTTCCCCCTGTTCCCCCGCAGCGATGAAAGAAAGCGCGCCCTTGGCGTCTAGATGGTAATCCATCTGCCGCCGCAGGCGCTTGATAAAATCGGACACATCCTGATAGTCGAACATCCGCGCGGAGCGGCGGGAATGTTCGGTGTCCTCTGAATAAGTTAATGCCAAAACGAAGGTGTGAGGAAAAACGGCCTTTTCCATCATAGCGCGAACGCACCATGACCGGACCCGCCGCCCGACACAGTAGTCACAGGAGCGGCAGGCCACGGGCCGATCTTCGATCATGAGAGGCTTAGAACAGGCCATTCAGCACTTCTTTGTGTCATTAACTGTATATGGGAACGAGGGGGGAAAACCCGGCTTTCCAACCCCTTAGAGGGGTTGGAAAGCCGGTAGTTGGCCGCGCCAGCTGGTCTGGCTGTGGTGGCGCGGCAGGCAGGTCATAGGCCAAGCATCGCGCGAGCGAAGTTCGCGGCCACGGTCTTAGACCGGTCCACGACCTTCACGGGTTCAGGCTTGGCAGGCAGTCCGGCGGGCTTGCCATAGGCAAAGACGCCGGAGGACTTCGGAGCGGTCACACCGTCCTTGTGCGCCCGACGCATGGCCATCAAACGGCCAGCGCGGGCGGATGCCTTTTGGAGCGGCGTCATTTGGCCACCGCCTTAGGCACTTCTTTCATGAGGGGCAGCAAAGATTGCTGACCCAAGCGGCGGTTGAGACCGTCCGGCCCTTCCGCCCACGCAGTGAAGGTTGCAACCGATTTAGTCATCCCTTCACGCTGGAGCAGAAGCACATGAAGGGCGAACCCTTCCTTAGCTTCCTTGGCTTTCTTTTTGTCCATTTCGAACCTCTCATTTGGACCCGATGGGAACGCGACACCCGCCAGAGGCGAAGTAGTCGCATAATCAGTAAAGTGTAAACAGAGGGGGGTCAAGCCCCTATATAGAGGGTTATACCCCAGAAGGTAGGGGGCCGCAAGCCCCCATCTACCGGCGGTAGCTTTTTTTTTCATATGTCTGTTTTTTCGTAATAGGTTCGAAAAGAACAAACTTTCTATCAAGGGTAGAAAGAAAGAGCCGTGCCGGAAGGGGGGTTCGTTCGTTCGGTCGGCCAGCCAAGGGCCGCGCGCAAGCGCGCGGCCCTTGTCTGGCCTCCCTCACTCACTCACCCCCCTTCCGGCACGGCATGAATAAAAATTGAGGCTGCTTAACGGGGGCATATATGCCCCCTACAGCCAAGCGTGTTTTGATTCCGCCTTGCTTCACATGCCCCCTGTTAACCCGTGCAAGAAGCACGGGGGGGGCATAGACTAAGTTCCCTGCACCCTTTGGGGGTGCAGGGGAAGAAAGGATTCTTCGCGCAGACGCGCGACAGGGGCTTGCAAAGATGTTCCCCAACAAGTTGGGGCCACTTTGT